CTTCTTATACGTAAAAAGTTCAAGCTTTGACCTGAACTTTATTCCTTTGTATGTTTTGCTAGTAGCATTTCTTACTTTCTTATTTTTTGGTTTTCGTTTATATCTTTTCACTATAACTGTAAGTCTATCAATGTTTTTAATCCTTCAAATGACTGAAAATGAGCAACATAGTCTGACAAATCCTTTATTTTGTATTGATCAGGTATGATAATATTTTTCATAGGATAATACTCTTTACATATCTTACTAGCCATAGCTTGGCCAGGATTATTAGGGTTAGTAAAGTCATTATCATAAAATATTACTACTTTCTCAAAACGATTTTTAAGTTCTTCTATTATTTGCCTGCTTGGCAACTGCATTTCTGATTGCATGGCGACAGAGGCGATACCCATCTCGAAGAGACACATAACGTCTTTGAGACTAGATGCAATAATACAGAGATTCCCTTTCTTAGGTAACTGATCATATCCTTGAATTTGTTTTTTATTTGTGTTGCTAATCCATTTTTGTTTGTCATAAGGCGAATATATTTTATATTTCCTTCCTATCTTATAAGCATAACTGAGATCACAACTGAATCTATTACTGTTTATCCAGTAGTGAGAGATAGGCGTAACTGCAAACTTAATCAAAGTTTTTTTACTAATCAAATATTTTGACCAAAATTTTGCATCTTTCTTTTGCCACGGCCTAGATCTCTTCTTAATTATAGTAACTTTCTTATTTTCTATACGTTTATTGAACACATGTGCTCTGTATCCCATAGAAAATTTAACAGAATTATTATTCTTTGATCCTAGATTAAGTCTAAAATCACAATCAATAATCCTCAAAGCTGAATAAAAATCACAATTAAACTTTGCCTGTACATAAGAAAAACAATTAAATGTATGATCTGGATAACCAAAATCTTTATACAATAAACCATTCTTCCATCGTACAATAGACACAGACGGTCTACTATCTTTACGCAAATCACTGCAAAACTTAATACCTAGTTCTTTAAAATTAGGACAGTAGTATTTAAAAATATCATAGTCTTTAATTTTTTGTAGTATCAAGTCTGTATGCAAATGATCGTTGCTGTTTCTAATTTGTATTGACATAAGCTCGCAAATTTAAATAAAAAATGGGGAGCTTTTACACTCCCCATTAATAAAACTATGATGGCCATATAACAATCAGGTTACACCCAATCATCATCTTCAGAAACTGTATCTGTATCAGCATCAGGCTTAACTACAGAAAGCTCTGGACTAAATACACCCCAACCCAAGTCTGTATCAAACTCTGCGTTGAATGCACCATAGTCATCATTAAGTTTCTTAGCAAATAAATCGTCACGTTGTGGTTTTATTCTACCAAATACTTTAGTATACACAGACTGGTACTTGCCATCCTTAACACCAATTAGTAATCTTACCTCATTCTGAGAAAGAACACTAACTAGTTTCTTAATTTCTGCTACATCACCAGTCGCAATAGCTTTAATAGTTTCTAGGTATACATCGTCACCATTAGCAACATTAGCCCAAGCTTTACAAAAGTCAATCAAAGTATCTTCGCCTGTTACAGCATGTCTTTGACCTTCTGATTTCCACCACTCATAGTCAGGACCATTTTCATCAGCCCATGTAGACTGACCTATGTTGTTAATCCATTGATACTTTCCATTTTGTGACATTCTAGGCTGATTATTCATTAAGATCTCAAATCTAGTAGTAAGATCGTCGTTCTTAATCCAAAATGTTACCTTAAAATATTCTGTATTGTTAAACTCAACAAAATAATTAGGCTCACTTTTTACCATAATACCTAGTTCGTGCAGTTCATTCATTGTTGGGTTAACTGCAATAACCTTAAAGTTTGCAAGACCAGAGTATAATTTTACTCCACCGCCTGCAACTTCTTTCGTACTTTCATTAATTTTAATTGCCATTATTTATTATTTTTTAGTATTAATATTCAAAATCATCATCATCCCCATCAAAACTATCTACCATATGATCATCACCAGTAACTTCTGTAGTTTTATATTCTGTTTCTACAGGAATACTAGTTTGATTAGGATCTACAGTTTCTGTATCATCTATAAACTCAAATGGTAACTTTCTAACTTTCTTAGCTTTCTTACCTTTTAGTTTAGGGTGCTTGAAAATTTCAGCAACCATCCAAGTTTCCAAGTTATACTTTTCTTGTATACCTTTTCTGTCAATACCATTTTCTAGATCTTCTAAGATCTGAGTAGTACTAATTTGTTTTGGTGTGATACCACTGTCTTGTGTATTATCTACCTCACCAGGCACTCTTGCTTCAATCATTTTTTAATTTGTTTAATTAGTTAATCTATAAATATTTCTGACCATTGTAAAGGCATGGTCTTACCTTGTAAGTGTTTACATCTAGTACCAGCTGCTAGATCTACAGTATCAAAAGAGACCATAGTCTTATCTTCTTCTCTGTATATATAACCAATAGCGTCTGCATTAGTACAAGATATAGATTTAATCTTACCAGTAAGGTCAAGATCTTTTACTGCTACCTCTTTACCTTTCTTTTCTAGCATCTTATCTTTTAGGTGACCAACTAAGATAACATGATCCGCTAGCTTGTTCAGTCTTTCTATCCATTTCTTGTAGGCTATACGTAAATATAAATAGCCAGCGCCGTTTGGCAGTGATAGTACTGATGCACCAGGATTCTTTTGTTCAAAGTTTTTACCCATAGGAGTTTGCATGTAGATTTTTTTACCTTCGTCTTCACACCACTCTTCCAACTTTGTAATAGTATCGATAGCAATGTATTTGTAAGGTTTACCTTCTTTAATAATTTGTTTACCAACTTCTCCAAGTTCTTTTAGACTGTTCACTTTAATCTTAAGTGCATCAACCATATCTGAACCTGCTTCTAAGTCAATAATCAAACAATTTTTTAGTTTTGATAATGCTGTGGTTTTACCTATCTTAGGTGAACCATAAATAATCATATTCTTAGGCGACTTACGGCTCGCCTTTACCACTGTTTTTGGTAATTCCATAATTAGTTTCTTTCTTTAATATTAAATGTACTCATGTCTGCTTCATAGCCTATCATACCAAGCAAGCCATCACGATTCTTCTCGATGTGACAGGCAAGTAATCCTTCTGGATTCTCACCACAGTATGTATCTGTAATATTATACAAATCATACGGACGATTAAGAATCATAACTACATGTGCATCTTGACCAATACTGTCACCACCAAATAAATCTGTTAGTAATGGTTGATACTGATTCTTTGCACGATGCTCTTGTTCTATGTTACGATTAAGCTGTGATAATAAAATGTTTACTACTCCAAGTTTTGATTGCATCCACATACAACCTTTTGAGATGGTATTTAGTCTTTTGAGCTCGGTATCTTCTGATCCCCTAATGAGCCGTGAATGGTCAAATATGTTTATGACTGTATATTCTGGATGTTGTTGAAATAACTCTTCGTTAGTATTCATTATGTATTCCATAGATCTAGGAACATTGTTGAAATATATAGGATAATCTTTATACTTCTGCACCTTAGATGCATATGTTCTAAAATCTATATCTGACAAAGGATTGTCTACAGATAGTAGATCACCCATTTGTTTCTTTACGTCTTTTGACGCGGACCGCATTACCTGTTGGTAACCGGGCATCTCAAATGTCCAATAAAGAACTTTGAGTTTTTTACCTCTATTTGTATCTAATACATCAAAGATAAGCTGGTTGCTAAATGCTGATTTACCCACACCGGGACGACCTGCAATAACATACATCTTAGCTTTTTGTAAACCACCTAATAAATTTCTATTCAGACGTTTCCAAGATGTAGGTAGTACATCACGTTTACCTAACTTAGCATCTTTTACAATTGCAATTGATTGACCAACTGCTTTATCTATTCTTTGAAATCCTCTGGTTTTAAATACATCATAGCTTTCTGGTAATTCTGTTTTCGGTTTGTTCTCCTGCATTTTCTATATTTTGGTATTTTTCCCATGTATGGTTATTGAGCCACACTTCTAGGCTTTGCATGTACTCTAGATTGAATCTTTCTTCTTTCAATTGTACATCTAATAGTTTTAATATTCTGTCGTGTATATGTTTTTTGTTACCAACAATGCGTCTGTATCTTTCTTTTGCTTTTCTATTTGCTTTTGAATTTGGGTCGTGTGCTCTTAATATTCTGTTCGTTCCATTTTTAGTTCTAACTTTCATAGGATATGCTAGTAACAAAGAGTTAAACATTTGATCAAAGTCAGTAGAAAATAAATCTATAAACTTCTGTCTAACCACATGTTCTTTTGGTGTGTTACCTAATTTAACAAATCCTTTATCTTGTAAATCTTCCCAATTAGGTGAGATACACAAACTATCTAGGGTCTTAAATCCCTTTCTATAAATAGTATATAACGCTAAATAATCATCAGCACTAATACCATAATCTATCAATAATTGTACGTCAATTTCTATTTGCATAAGCTTTCAAATTTACGAAAAATGTACCTGACTACAAAGGTAACCAGGTAACATTTTTCAATGTTTTTACACTACTTTTTAACCACTTTTCTTCTTGACTACCAGCAACATACAGTATAATTATCTTACCAATTTTATCTTCTTGGAATCGTATAATTCTACCCACACGTTGTATCATAGTCAAAGCTTTACTAGTTAATCCACATATAACAGCCATAGTTGCATCAGCAACATCAAAACCTTGATTCAAAGCTTTAGTAGAACATAGCACAGGCTTGTCACCTGATCTAAAATCTTCTAATGCTTTTTCTCTTTGTTTCTTTGTTTTACCACTATGGTATACAGTAGAGAATGTTTCAGTAGCATCAGCAAGTTTATTAGTAAACTCATTACTGCCACCAAATACTAGTATCTTTTCTCCAATATTATCAATTACAATTTTCTGTAACTCAGCCATCTTATTAGATGCATGATCTACTACAGTCTTACGTTGTCTAATAGATCTGTAAAACTGTGCAGCTGCAGCTTTTTCTTTCTGACTAGCAGTATTTTTACCAGGTCCCATAATATATTTAGCTTGATCAAACGCATCAAACTGTCCAAGTATATACTTAGCATATATAAATGTATTATTAGCCTTCTTATAATCTGCGTGTTCTTCTGTAGTCAGCTCGACAGGCATACATATAATCTCATAAGGAGATACAAGTCCCAAACTAACACATTTATCTAGTGTAATTTTATATGCTATAGGTGCCATCTTTTCAAGTAATAA